CTATACCTTTACAATTGGATCTCCTTTATATATTTCAACAAGTGGAGGTGGTTTAACTGATAATGTTGGTGCTTTTGGAAGTGGAGATTATGTTAGAATAGTAGCTTATCAATTAACAGATAGAGTAATATACTTTAATCCTGATAATACTTGGGTTGAGTTACCTTAATAATTAACAATATGGAATATATATCTCAAAGTTTAACATTTGAAGAAAATGAAATAATATTTTCAAATCCAAATTATGAAAATGAAATTTTTGAAGTAATGATGGATTGGGAAGATACTTTAATGTCTGCATCTGCAGCTTATGTATGTGAAGGAGGAGGAGATATACTTGAAATAGGATTTGGAATGCATATATCAGCTGATTACATTCAATCTCATACAATTAACTCACATACTATTATAGAAAACCACCCAGATATAATTCCAAAAGCAAATGAGTGGGCTGCAAATAAACCTAATGTTACTATAGTAGAAGGAGATTGGTATGATGTAAAAGATACTTTAAGTACTTATGATGGGTTATTTTATGATACTTATGGAGATTATAACATACAATACTTTGCAGATATATTACCTTCATTAATGAAAGAAGGTGGAAGAGCAACCTGGTGGAATGGTGTTCCTAGTGGTAGTAACTTTTTTGGGTTATCAAATATTACTTATGATGTATATGATATTAATCCTCCTCAAAATAGTTATTTTAACCATAATAAATATTATTTACCTAAAAAGCAGTTTTAAATAATGGCATTATTTACCTACACTATTCCTGTTCAACTTGGTTCTATATATACCACACCTACAACAGGTGTTTATACTGTATTTTCAGATTGTCATAATGCTCCTAATGGGACAGTTTCTCAACCAGCAGTAGGTACTGCATCATCAGTCACTAACATTGCAGTACAAGGACTTCCAGGGAGAGGTAGTGTTCAATATCGTATAGCAAGAACATTTGGTTATGCTGATCTTAGTGCATATGCTCCTAATATAACATCTATTGGTTTCCGAGTTGATGGGTTAGGTACAATTGGAGGAACCCAATCAGTAATAGTTTGTGCAGCAGATGCTTTTAGTGGTGGTTCTTCTCTATTTCTTTCTGGAACAGATATGGATGTTAATGGTGCATGGAATATAAATACCCCCTTCTCCTCAGCAACTACATTTCAAAATTCATCATTTACAATTACTGGAAATGCTGCAGCCGTCTCAGCGGCCAATAATAATCAAAATATCAATTTTATTATACTTAATTATACTTATGATTATTTAATAGTAGCTCCTCCGGTGGGAAGAAGTGGGTTTGATCTTACAAGTACAGTTGACTTAACTGCAAATCAACTTGCAGTTACTGGGGTTTATCAATCAGGCTACCCGAATGATGTAAATGGTGTTGTATCAGGAAATGTAGGTAGTGTCAATGGTATATTATCAAGTAATATTCAATTAATAATTGGAGTATAACTTGGATATGTAATAATTTATTTTTATATTTATTGAATGGTTATTAAAAGAATACTAGTTATATGAAAAAAATCTTATTTATTGCCCCCCATTTATCTACAGGAGGATTACCACAATATTTAACTAAAAAAATAGAACTTATTAAAGATGAATTTGATGTTCATCTTATTGAATGGGTAGATTGTACTGGGGGAAAATTAGTAGTACAACGAAATAAACTTTTAGATTTAGTAGATAATCATAAATTCTTTACATTAGAAGAAAATAAAGAAGAATTATTTTCAATAATTGATAAAATCAACCCAGATATTATTCATTTAGAAGAAATACCTGAATATTTTATGGATGATGTTATATCAAGAAAACTATATTCAACAGATAGAAATTATTTTTTAATAGAAACATCCCATGACTCATCAATGGATACAAATAATAAACTATTCTTCCCAGATAAATTTATGTTTGTATCAAATTGGCAAATTGAGCAGTATAAAAACATAGATATACCTAAAATACTAGTTGAATATCCCATTGAATATATCCCCAGACCTAATAGAGAACATGCGTTAAAACGTTTAAATTTAGATCCTTCTAAAAAACATATTTTACATATTGGTTTATTTACTTCAAGAAAAAACCAAAAAGAATTTTTTGAATATGCTAAAGCTTTACCTGAATATGAATTTCATAGTGTAGGAAATCAAGCAGATAATTTTAAATGGTATTGGGAACCCTTAATGAAGGAAAAACCTGATAATTTAACATGGTGGGATGAAAGAACGGATGTTGAGAATTTTTATCAATCAATGGATTTATTTTTGTTTACATCTAGAGGAACAGCTAATGATAAAGAAACAATGCCTTTGGTTATTAGAGAAGCTTTATCCTACCAAATTCCTCAATTATTATATAATTTAGAAGTTTATCAAAATTATTTTGAAGATTATGATACAATCAATTATTTAGATTTTAATGATTTTAATGAAAATGTTAAATTAATTAAAGATCAATTTAATAGTTCTGCTGAAGTTTTTGAAGAAGAAGAAGCATATGTGGTATGTACTTATCCAAAAACACAAGCTGTAATAGATACTACAATTGAATGTATTAAATCTTTAAGAAAAAATAGTAATAGAAAAATTATTATATCATCCCATTGCCCCGTACCCAAAGAACTACAGGATATGGTTGATTATGTTTTTTACGAAAAAAATAATTTATTAACAAAACATACTTTTTATTCTGGATATTGGATGTATGGGGGTCAATATGATACCCATGTTAATTTAAAAGGGGAAGATAATGATAGATATCATGGCCCTGCTTGTTATACCTCATTTTACAATCCAGCTACATTTGCTAAAGGGTTAGGAATTGAAAAATTATATTATATTAATTTTGATTATCTCCTTAAGGACAGTAGTTATATAGATTACATATCCCAAAAATTAAATACTCATGATACTTTTTTTGGTGAGTTTGAAGCACAAGAAGGCAAATGTTATTATACTTATTTTTTTGCAGCTAAACCAGAAGCAATTTTAAGACATTGTCATTTTATAGAAACTGAAAACCAATATAATAGTCTTATGAATAAGTATGGGGCTGAATCTAATGGTATAGAAAATCTATATTATCATATATTTAAACATAATATTAATAATTATATAGAACCTAGAAAAAAATTCGAATCCGATGCTGAAAAATATTTTGATTTTGAAGATTATTCAATGGTTGAATATTATACTATTCTTCCCACAGATGTAAATAATCATTTTTGTCCTTGGATAACTATCTCAAATGCTAAAGAAAGTAAAGATATTTATTATACTGTAGAAAAAAATGGGGAAATTATTATTAATAGATTACTAGAAGTTAGAGGAAAATATCATTTTTGGGATTTAGTAAAATATGATTTAGAAGATATTTTTACAGTTACTTTTGATGTTAGAGATACAGTAACGGGGGAAACAGTAAAATATCACAAATTTGAATTAAATAAAGAATATTTTTTAAATATAATGCCTAATAATGGTATGTTTAATTGGAAAGGAGATAGAATTAATTATAATCCTAAAATTAAATTAATGCATTTGGTTACTGAACCCGATACAAATGAAAAAGAAATTCGTTCAGTAGAAAATATTAAAGAATTTTGTCAATTAACAGGTATTAAATATGAACAAAGAATAAATAAAATCTGGACTGATTTACCTCCAAAAGATACTTGTAATAGACCAGATGATGTTCAAACCAAACCAGGACATTATAAATTAGCTCCAGGACATTATGGGTGTTATAAAGCCCACACAAATGCTATTTTAGCTAAAGATAATAAAGAATATGATTACATATTAATTTTTGAAGGTGATGTAATTATAGATTCTTCATTTAATGAATTGACAGAATCATTAAATCGTTTTAGTAAATTAGCTCAAGATTATGACCAAGATATTGTGGGATTTGGAAACCCATATAAAAATAGAAATTTAAATGGTCCTAAAATCGAAGATATATTTACTAATGTTACCCCATTTATTCCTGCTCAATCTTATTTAATTAATAATAATAAGTTAAATTTAATCCAAAATAAAATAAAAAATACTAAATGGGATGCTTTTGATATGTGGGTATGTAATGTAGCTCAATTAAAAGTAAGCACTGCTGAGAAAATATACACTAAACATATACCAGGATTTAGTATTATAGAACAAGAATTTAAGGGAATGGACGAAAATAGTCCTGAAATTTATACAACAATATGAAAATATGTCATGTAGATCCAGGGTGTGGGTTAACCATACCTCCAAAAGATTGGGGGGCAATTGAAAAAATTATTTGGGAGTTTGAAGTAAATCAAACTGTACTAGGTCATGATTCAACCCATAAAATGGCAGCTGATATTCAACCTGGAGAATTTGACGTTGTACACTGCCATGTTGCTAATTTAGCAAATAGTTTAAAAGAAAGAGGTATTCCTTATATTTACCAATTACATGATCATCATGTTTTACATTATGGTAAAGATTCTCATGTGTATAAAGAAAATTTAAAAGCAATTGAAGGATCATTAATATCCTTAATGCCTGCTAATTGGTTAGTAGATTATTTTAACCACCCAAAATGTGTTTATTTTTCCCATGGGGTTAATATTGATGAATTTTATCCTAAAAATATTAAAAAAACCACTCCTTCCAATCCAAAATTATTAATGTTAGCTAATAATGGTTTAGGTGGAGATCGTGCATTTGATAGAAAAGGATTTCAATTTGGAATAGGATTAGCTATGTTAAATAATTTAGAAATTACTGTAGCTGGACCTTCTAATAATAAACACTTTTTTAATAAAAATCTTTGGACATTAAATTATCCAAAATTAAATTTAGTATTTGATACACCAAACACAGAATTATTAGATTTATACCATGATCATGATATTTTTATCCATCCTACAATGTTAGAAGCAGGTCATCCTAATTTAACAATGTTAGAAGCTCTATCATCAGGTTTACCTGTTATTGCTGACTGGGAGATGGAAGTTGATCTATATGGGTGTTGGAGAGCACCCCGTGATGTATTTGAAATGGATAGAGGACTAAAAAATATATTAAATAATTGGGATTTTTATTTTCCAAATTGTGTTAAAACAGCTCAAAATTTGTCTTGGTTAAACAGAACAAAAGATTTAATTAAAATTTATAAATTATATGCCTTATAGTTACGGAGAATTTAAACAAGAAATAAAAAATCATATATCTTCAATATTACCTCAAACATCAAAAATATTAGATGTAGGTCCAGGTTGTGGTACTTATTCTCATCTACTGAAAGAATTTGGATATATTGTAGATTGTGTTGAAATATGGGAACCTTATATTCATAAGTTTAATTTAAATCAACATTATGATAATGTTCATTTAAGTAATGTTATGGATTTTGATATTACCCCTTATGAATATATTATAATGGGAGATATATTGGAACATCTTTCTTCTGAAGATGCTATTTTATTCTTAAAAAAGATAGAAAAAAATAAACAAAAAGTTTTAGTAGCTGTACCTTATGAATATAAACAAGGAGAACATGAAGGAAATATTTTTGAAACCCACCTTCAACCAGATCTAACCCCTGAAATAATGAAACTTAGGTATCCTAATTTAAAATTACTTTATGGAGATAATAAATATGGATATTACATTAATTATAATTTAAATATGAAAGATATATTAATGCAAGAATATAATAATTTAACAAAAACTTTAAAAATACCACTATTTCCACAAAACCACATATTAATTAATTTTGTTAATGGTGCTAAAGTAGAAGTAAAAGGAGAAAATTCTAAAAAATATCAAATTCAATTTATTAATAAAAATAATAATAAAATTATTCATGAATCTACTATATCTAATAATATGTGGACTAAAACAAATGTTCAATATTTTATAGATTATAAAATAATAGTTAAAGATTTAGAAGAAAATACAATAACAGAACATTATTTTAATGCTAAAGATAAAAAAGTTTATATCCATTTTGCTTCAAAGGCATTAGGTGATACTATAGCATGGTTCCCATATGCTGAAGAATTTAGAAAAAAACATCAATGTGAATTAGTAGTATCTACTTTCCATAATGAAATGTTTGAAGAAAATTACCCAAATATTAAATTTGTAAAACCCGGGGAAACACAATATGATTTATATGCTATGTATGAAGTTGGATGGCATTATAATGAAAATCAAGAAATAAATTATAATAAAAATATTTCTAATTTTAGAGAAATAGGATTGCAAGATTGTAGTTCAGAAAGTTTAGGAATTTCTCCTATAGAAATAAAACCTAAACTAACCTATAAAAATACAGGATCAACAGTAAAAGGTGATTATGTTGTGATAGCACCTCATGGTTCAGCTCATGCTAAATATTGGAATTATGAAGGTGGTTGGCAAACTGTAATAGATTATTTAAATAATAAAGGGTATAAAGTAGTAATGATTACACAAGAACCTTTAGGAGATGAATGGCATGATTCTAAGTTAGGAGGTACTTTAACTGGAGTAATAGATAAAACAGGAAATTATCCTTTAAGTGAAAGAGCTAATGATATGATGAATGCTAAAGCTTTTATAGGTATTGGGAGTGGTTTAAGTTGGTTAGCTTGGGCTTTAAACACCCCTGTAGTAATGATATCAGGATTTAGTGAAGCTTATAGTGAATTTAAAGACTGTGAAAGAATTTCATCTCCTAAAAATAAATGTAGTGGGTGTTTTAATAGAACACAATTGGATGCAGGTGATTGGGAATGGTGTCCTGATCATAAGGGGACAAGTAGAATATTTGAATGTACTAAATCAATCACCCCAGATATAGTAATTGCTGCTATAGATCGTCAATTAGAAAAATTTTCCTGATATTTATAACAAAAATCAATAGTACACTATGGCATTAACTTTATCAAATCAGGGAATAGCAGCAGGTCAAATAGTTAAAGCATCTGAAATATCTCAATCGATAGATGCTTTTACTGGAGCAGAAGCATATGATATTACATTATCAGGTTCATTATATCTTCCAGATAATACTCATATGGGTATAGGAGTATTACCCTCAGCTATAGCTGGAACTAAAATTCATTTAAAAGGGGGAGATGCTACACAAGATCCTCTAATATTATTAGAAGGATTTAATAACACCGACTCCGCTACTGTTGGATTTAAAAATAATCAAGCAAGATGGGATGTAGGTTTAGCTGGTGGAAGTCAAGATTCTTTTATTATAAACAATACAGATGTTTCTATCCCCTCAGCTTTTCTTATAGATTATTCTTCTTCAAATGCCCTTATAGCTAGAAATCCTAATGGTACAGAGGCTTCACAGCAAGTTGGTATTAATTGGCCTTATGGTCAAATGGCAGGAACCCAAAAAACCCTTCATGTTAGTGGTTCAATAACAGCTTCCGGTAAGATTTATGGTGAATCATTTACCTTTGCTGATGGAACAGAACAAACTACAGCTGGAGGAGGAGGAGGAACTCCAGGAGGAGTAAATACACAAGTGCAGTTTAACAATAATGGAAATTTTGATGGCTCTTCCAATTTTTTATTTGATGGAAATAATGTAACAGCTATTGGTTTCACAGGTAGTCTTGAAGGTACATCTTCTTGGGCAGGAGAAGCATTTACTTCTTCCATTATAAGATTATCTGAAGGTAATATCCCGTTTGGTAATGCTCAAAATATATCAACTCAACATTCTACTTTAAAATATTTCTTTTCAAGTAATGAATTATATGCCCCTGAAATGTCTGCTAGTGTATTTCAAGGAGGTCATTTTACAGGATCCGCAATTTCAGCTTCAGAAGCTGGTGTTACTATGCGTATAGATAAAAACAACATATACTCTGATAGACCTAATAGAATGTATATTGGTAATGAAAGTACAAATTCAAATGCATCATTAATGTTTGTAGTTGGTGGTACGGGCACATCTGCAAATTCAGCAATTCTTATAAATTCAAACCAGGAAGTAATGTTTGGTAACCCAGCTACAGCTTATAGCTATCCTTTAGGGTTTAATTCTGGTGAGATAGGTTCCTATGGTCAATTTACAAATAATAATGCCGACTCAGCATCATTGTTAGCTATTATGGGAACTAATGGTGATAGTGATGGATTATTATATGTTGGTAGTGATGACTCAAAAGGTGGAGGAATGTCGTTTAGAGGAGATGCTGCTGGGGGTTATGGAAATTTATTACAATTAAATGCTAATAATATTGAAATATATCGTGCTGATCCAACCACAGAAGATGCAATACCCGTTATCTCAATACCAACAAGTGAAGGTAAAAATATAGCAAATATTAATATAAATAGTAGTAATAACTTATCAAATGCCCCTGAATATTTTGGTTTAGCAGCACACCCAACTCTCAATACTATTCCATTTAGAAGAACTTACCCAATCCCATCATTTACGCTGGGTCCTGGTAGTGGTAACCCTACAGCTATTGAAATACCTTGCCAACAAGCAGGTTCTTATGTTATAACATTATATTTAAATGATAATGCAGGTGGTTTTAAATGTCACACTCTTAAAAAAATATTCCTTTATGGTGTTAATATATCAGGTGCTACACCTGTACAAGAAAATGGTTCTCCTACTTCCATATACGACTTTGGTGATGCATCTCTACAAGGTAATGTAACAGCTCAATTAGTTGCAGCTGTTGCAAAAGTTGAATTAGAAATTATAAACAATGCATTAACAGCAGTAGCCGTAGGGGGTTATGTAGAAGTAGATTTCCTACCAGTACCATAATCAAACAAAAATAGCAATTTTAACAAATAATTTAATATTTATAATAAGATGGAAAAAAAAGTTTTAACAAAAGAAGAAATTCAATCTCTAACTGATTTAAAAACAAAATATAGTCAGTTAGTAAATGTTTTAGGTGAAATTGAAATTCAAAAAATGGATCTTAATTTAAGAAAAGAGCAAATTAAATCAAATTTAATTTCAATAAAAGAAGAAGAAATTAAAATAGGAAAAGAATTAGAAGAAAAATATGGGAATGGAACTATTTCATTAGAAAAAGGTGAATTTTCCCCAACAGAATAAATTTTTAACAGACCCTCATATATTTATTATCAAAATATAACATTTAAACAACATGGCAGAAACATTAATTTCCCCAGGAGTACTAGCAAGAGAAAATGATCAATCTCAGATTACTTCTCAACCTATACAAGCTGGTGCAGCATTAGTAGGACCTACAGTAAAAGGTCAAGTCAATATTCCAAAACTTATAACTACCTACAGTGAGTATCAAGCTAACTTTGGTACTACTTTTGATAGTGGATCTGACGAATATACATTTTTAACATCAATTTCAGCATACAATTACTTCCAAAACGGAGGTACTTCGTTAATTGTTACTAGAGTAGCTTCAGGTTCATTTAGTTCAGCTACCTCTTCAACAATTTTCAATGATCAAGAAACTGGAGATGTACTTTTAGGAACTAATTTATTAGGATCTTGGACATCAGGTGGTGAAAATGGTGCTGCCTTTGAAAACACAGTAACCCCTTCTACAAGTGGAACTGGAACAGGAATAGTATTAGCAGTAACAGCTTCAAACGTAAATGGTAAATTAGTTGACACAGCAGATGCTTTATTAGGATCTATTACAACTAATACAACTACTGCAGGAGCCGGTTCTTACTCTGTTAATTTAACAAATGGATCCGGAACAGGTGCCGTTGCTACAGTAGTAGTAACAGGAACAACTGCTCCAACAGTTACTGGAATTACTGTAACTACAAGCGGATCTGGATATATTGCTACAAATGTATTAACAATCCCAGCAGGTGCTTTAGGAACTGGACAGTTAATAACTGGTGATGATATTTTAGCAGAAACCGCAGCTACTCCAATTGGAAACGTAACAGGTCCATTTACAGTAGCACAATCCTCAACATCAGGAACAGGTACAGGAGCAACAATAGCAATAACGGGTGATGGAGCCAATGCTTTATCAGCAGTATCCGTTGTAGATATAGGTACTGGGTATGTTGTAAATGACACTATTACAATAACAGCTGCAGATTTGATTACAGCTGGTTTTGCGGGTGCCGCAGGTGATTTAGTAGTAACAGTTTCTGCAGGAATGTTACAAGACTCAACAGCAGTAGAAATTACATTAATTGCTGATGATATATTTGTTGAAACAGTAGGAGTACAAGTTACTACAGCTGGATCAGGATATGCAGTAGGAGATACATTAACAGTAGCAGCAGCAGACATGGGTAACCCATCAGCTGCCTTAGTATTAACATTAGTAGATGCAGATATTTTAGATGCAAATGCTTTCACATTAGAAACAATTGGTGAAGGAATAATTATGAATAGTGATGGTGCTTTAGCTTCAAACGGAGTTTTAACAAATGGTACATCTGATAATATTAGATGGGAAATTGTTTCACCAAACACATCATCGGGTACATTTAGTGTAATTATTAGACAAGGTAATGATACTACAAGAGCAAAATCAGTACTTGAAAGCTTTAACAATGTATCATTAGATCCAAAAGCTTCAAATTATATTTCAAGAATAATTGGAGACCAAAAACAAGTAGTTAGAGGATCTGGAACGGATGTTTATTTACAAACAAGTGGTTCTTATGCTAATGCTTCAAGATATGTAAGAGTAAAATCAGTAGCATATAAAACACCAGATTATTTAGATAATGCTGGAAATGCTAAATCTGTATACACAGCTTCAATTCCAGTAGCAGCTTCAGGTGCATTTGGAGATGCAGTAGGTACTATTTTAACAGGAACTGGTAATTATTACCAATACATTGATGGTAATGATACTCAAGGATTAAAAGATGGTAATTATACAACAGCATTTAATTTATTAGCTAATAAAGATGATTACAAATATAACATTATTTCATCCCCAGGATTATATCAATCAGGATACTCTTCAATATTAAACACTTTAATTTCAAATACTGAAAATAGAGGAGATAATATTGTAGTATTAGATCTTGAACCATATGCTTCATCAATAACTGCAGTAACATCAACAGCAACTGCTCAGGATACTTCATATGCAGCTTCATATTGGCCATGGTGTATGGTAACTGATCCAGATTCAGGACAAAGAGTTTGGGTTCCAGCTTCAACATTAATTCCAGGTGTGTATGCTAATAATGATAGAACAGCAGAAGCATGGTTTGCACCAGCAGGTATTAATAGAGGTGGATTAGGTCAAGTACTTCAAGCTGAAAGAAAATTAACCCAAGCTAATAGAGATACATTATACACAGGTAAAGTTAACCCAATAGCAACATTCCCAGGTAGAGGAGTTGTAGTATTTGGTCAGAAAACATTACAAAATCAAGCAAGTGCTTTAGATAGAGTAAATGTTAGAAGATTATTAATCGCACTTAAAAATTATATTTCACAGATATCTGATAACTTAGTATTTGAACAAAATACAGCAGCTACAAGAAATATATTCTTAAGTCAGGTTAACCCATATTTAGAATCAGTACAACAAAGACAAGGTTTATACGCGTTTAAAGTTGTAATGAACGATTCAAATAATGGACCCGATGTAATTGATAGAAATGAATTAAGAGGTGCTATATACATTCAACCAACTAAAACGGCAGAATTTATTTACCTAGATTTCAATATTCTACCAACAGGAGCTGAATTTCCTGCATAAGAATTAGAGAATATAATATTTATAACTGAATAAAAAAATAAAACAAACATAAAATGGCAGTATTAGATCCAAACGAAATATTTTTCACAGCATTTGAACCAAAGGTAGCAAATAGATTTGTGATGTATGTTGACGGATTCCCATCATATATCATTAAAGGTGTAAGTGGATTAGGATTCGCACAAGATGAAATTGTACTTAATCATATCAATACTTATAGAAAAGTAAAAGGTAAATTAAGATGGAATGACATTACAATGCAATTATTTGATCCAATTACTCCTTCTGGTGCTCAAGCAGTGATGGAATGGGTTAGATTACATTATGAATCAGTAACTGGTAGAGCTGGTTACTCTGATTTCTACAAGAAAGACTTAACTATTGATGTATTAGGTCCCGTAGGTGATGTAGTTTCAGAATGGATTATTAAAGGTGCATTTATCAAAGACGGTTCATTTGCTGATATGAACTGGGATTCTGATGGTGAAGCACAAAACATTGATTTAACAATTGGAATGGATTACTGCGTGTTAAATTTCTAATAAGAATAAATATTTTTTTAAAAATAGCTTGGCTTCGGTCAAGCTTTTTTTTACATTATGTATGTATACATGACAATTAAGTTATAACTAAATAAAATTTATATGCAAGAATTAAAATTTCCTACTGAACAAGTAGAATTACCTTCAAAAGGTTTAGTCTATCCTAAAGACAATCCTTTATCTTCTGGGGTCATTGAGATGAAATATATGACAGCAAAAGAAGAAGACATCCTTACAAATCAAAACTACATTAAAGATGGAACTGTTATTGATAGACTATTAAAGGCATTAATTGTAACAAAAATTAATTATGATGATTTAGTAGTTGGAGACAAAAATTCAATTATGGTTGCTGCTAGAGTTTTAGGATATGGTAAAGATTATACATTTTCTTATGAAAATGAAACAGTAACAGTAGACCTATCAGAATTAGAACAACGATGGATTAATGAAAGTGAATTAATTGAAAAAAATACTAACCAATTTTCATTTACTTTACCTCACTCTAAAGCTGAGATTACTTTTAAACTATTAAATAATAGAGATGACAGAGCAATTAAATCTGAAGTAAAAGGTTTAAAAAAATTAGATAAAAAATCATCTCCTGAGTTATCAACTCGTTTAAAGCATATGATTACATCTATAAATGGGGATAGTGAAGTAAAAATTATTAGAGAATTTGTAGATAATTATATGTTGGCTAGAGACTCTAGAGCATTTAGAGAGCATGTAAAAACATTCCAACCTGATATTGATTTAACCTTTAACCACGTGAGTAGTGACGGCAGCGAAAGGGATGTTACCCTTCCGATGACCGTCAACTTTTTTTGGCCTGACAGCGACTTATAGGATCAATCTCTTCAAAACCATCCATGACATAGTTTATTATGGGCAGGGTGGTTACGATTGGAATACTGTTTACAGTATGCCTATATGGTTGCGAAGATTTACGTACCAACAGATCTATGAAGCAAGATCTGCAGAAGCAGAAGCAATGAAAAATGCTTCTAAAGGAAAGGGAACTAATTTTGATTTAAATAGTTCTACAAAAGATAAAATTCCTAAAGAAGCTTTACGATCAAAACCAACTTCCCCCAATTATGTTACGAAGGCATCAAAAAAATGATGCCTTCTAATATTTATAATAAAACATAGTTTAAATGGCTGATCAGAAAGATATTCAAAATCAAAAAGATCTCAATAATGAGATGTCTCAGACTAAAACCCTAGAAGAACAAATTATTGATCTTTTAGCGGAAAGAAGAGGTATTAATTCTGATGTACTTACAGATCAACAAAATTTAAATAATGTTCTTGCAGATCAGGTAAAGAACATGAGTTTTGAAATAGTTCAAAGAAAACAAATTAAAGATTTAAGTGCATCTGTTACTAAAATAGCAAACGATGCTTATTCTGTTAGTAAAGATCAATTAGGTCTTACTGAGACCAATGTTAAAATTGCAAAACAACAACAAACTTTAACTAAAAATATACTTCTTTTATCTCAACAAAGGGAACAATTATTAGATTCTATTAATGATGGTACAGCTACTGATGCTAAATTAAATGCTGATATAGCTCAATCAATTGCTGCTCAAGTTACAGAAGCTAAAAATCTTCAAAATCAACTAAAAAAAGTAGCAAAAAATTCTCAAACAATAAGTAAGAGTTTTGGGGTTAAGAGTTTTGGGGGGTTATCTGAAATTTCAAAAGCTATTCCAGGTTTAAGTAAGTTTAGTGGTCCTTTTGAAGAAGCTTCAGAAGCAGCTAGAAAACAAGCTCAGTTTAATTTAGAAAATTTTGGTACTACTAAAAAACTTAGTAAAGAAAACCTAAAAGCTTTAAAAACAGGAAAAGGCTTAGATGCTGATAAAATAAAATCCTTAGGATTAGAAGGAAAATTAATAGGCAAAAATGGAAAAATGCTCCAAGGAGCATCAGCCGCTGCAAAAGCAAAAACTTTAGGGTTAACTAAATCTATAGCTCCATTCATGGCCGGATTGAAATCTATAGGACCAATGCTTACTAAAGCTCTTGGACCTGTTGGTTTAATAATAGAAGCTGTAAATGCCTTGAAGGTTATTGACTCTGCATCAGGAACAACAGCAAAATCACTAGGAATATCAGCTGCAGAAGCAAGAGAATTAAATGCAGAAATGGCTGATGCTGCCTCTATGTCAGGAGACTTATTAGTATCATCTCAAGATGTAGTAAAGGCACAAGTTCAACTAAATAAGTTATTTGGAACATCTGTAAAGTTTTCAGGTGAATTTGCCGCAGAATTTGCAGAAATATCAGAAAAAACAGGACTATCATCTCATGCTATGGATGTATTTGCTGAAAAAGCCTTAATGAGTGGAACTTCTATTCAAAAACAACTTGAAAAAGTTCAAGCTGTTACAATGGAATTAAATGCTCAAAATGGTCTTTCAATAAGTGCTAAAGACATTCAAGAAGGTATTGGCGAAATGTCAGCTGTTCAAATGTTGAATAATAGAATGAATACCAAAGAAATGGCCAAACAGGTATTCAACGCTAAAATGTTGGGTATTTCTCAACAACAATTAGAAGCTACCCAAAGTGGTTTATTAGATTTTGAAAGTTCAATTGCAGCTGAAATGGAAGCTGAACTATTAACAGGTAAACAACTTAATTTAGAAGGAGCTAGAGCAGCAGCATTAGCAGGTGATCAAGCTAAATTAGCAGCTGAATTAAGAAAAGAAGTAGGTACAGCAGCTGAGTTTGGAGCAATGAATGTAATCCAACAAGAAGCAATGGCCAAAGCATTTAATATGTCTAGAGAAGATATGGCTGCAATGTTAATAGAACAAGAAAAATTAGAAGCAGTAAAAGCAGCAGGTTTTGCATCAGCTAGTGATGCTCAAAAAATGTATAATAAAGCTTTAAAAGATGGTACTCTTACAGAAGATAAAAAGGCAAAATTAGCAGAAGCAGGATTATTAGCCCAGTTTGAATCCGCAACTCAACAAGAAAAAATGGCGGCTGCTATGGATAAACTTCAAGATATATTTATACAATTAATGGATGGTCTAGCTCCTATATTTGATGTTGTAATGGACGTTTTAGAACCAATATTTGCAATTTTAGGACCAATAGCTAAATTAATAGGTGATGTAATAGGGTTAGTTATGGGTGTATTACAACCTGCTTTAACAGCACTCTCAAATGCTTTTCAAAACATAGCAGATGGATTTACGGAGATTTTTGGGGGTATTGCAGATGTAATTGTAGGTATTCTAACTTTTGATTTTAGTATGTTATTAGATGGTTTTAAATCTCTAATTAGAGGAGTATTAAAATTAGTGTTAATGCCTTTCCAAGCAATAACAGATTTAGTAGTAGGTGCCATTAATATGGTAATAAGAGGGGTGAATTACATCCCAGGAGTTGATATAACTGAAATTGAATCCCCAGATTTATCATCAGAAGTAAATTCTTTAGTTGGTTTAGCAGATGGTGGTATCGTTCCTGCAACCCCTGGGGGTATTCCTGCCATTATTGGTGAAGGAGGTGAAGATGAAGTAGTAATGCCTTTAAGCAAACTCCCGGGTTTATTAGAAGGTGAAGGATCAAATAGGAATGGATCTAATACAAATAATGCTCAAATAGTAGGCTTATTAAAAGAATTAATATCTGCCGTGAAAGAAGGTGGTGATGTGATACTTGATGGAAATAAAGTAGGTAAATCACTAGCATTAGCAACTTCCAAAATGGGTTAATATTTATAACAAAATAACAATTAAAATATAAAATTATGTCAAATTCAATTGAAAATATGTTTAACACAGATGGATCTCCTTTAGGGGTTCCAGTATCACCTAACACTAATCCTCTTACAGATCCTGCTGTTAGTATTGTAGGTAATTCCCAACTTCACAATCAATACTCTAATATAGGAAATCCTACATTAAACAACCCAGCTTATCAAAATTTTGGAGCAGGTGCTTTGGGTTACACAAATCCACCTACTTCACAATTAGGTGAAACAGCCGATTCATACCAAGAACCAGTAAATAGATACGCAAATAATTTACCTCCTGGAGCAGCAGGACTTTAATATTAATATATGCCTTTAATTAACTTCCAAACAGATTTAACTAATCTACCTTGGGGGAAAGATAGACGTGATGGGGGTAGTAGTAAACAACCTTACATTACTAAAGATATCCCCCAGGGACTAGAATCTGACGACCTTCCAGTAAGATCAGGACCTGATTTTATTGTTAGAGGAGGATTAAAGGTAGTATCCAATACTATAGATGATGTAAGTCGATTAACACAAATGTTTTTCGATACAAAATCCCCAAAAGGATTTTTATTTATAGCAAAGGAAAATGTGTTATCTCGCACATCTGTTAAAACACAAGCTGGTGGGTTAGGTTATGGTGGAGCTAATTCTCAACAAACTCTAGGTCAAGGATCATTTTCTCCTGCAGGGGGAGGAGATCCAAATCTATTCCAAAGTGTAGGTAATTTTATAAGTAATGCATTAGGGGCTTCTGGTGGAAATGAGTTAGTATTAGGTGGTGGTGGTGGAGTTAATCAAGGTATTTATTTACCAACATCAACATTATTACAAACTGCTGGGAGTGCTTTTGGGTCTCATTTAAATCTTTTAGGTTTAGACCCAACAGCAAATGGAGAGGGTGGGTTATTCCCTTCTGCGGGTTTAACTACTTACTATGGAATAACTAAAGATCAAAGAACCCAAGAGGGTGAAAATCAAAATAGATTAAATGAGTTGTATAAATTTCATGTAGATACTACTTCTGAAAATTCTATTAATGTATATTCATACTCAGGAGGACCAGGATCAATATTAGGTATAGGAAATACAAATCTATTATTTGCAGATCAAAGAACAGGAAATCAAAATCTTGCATCAAAATCAGATCCTAATTATTTTTATGTAGGGAGTAGACCTAATAATAGAACTACTTCAAGTTTTATTTCTCCATTAACTGGAGGAGCTTCTGGTAAATATGAAGATTATACTAATAGTATAGGATCATTAATATTTCCTGACGGTACACCAGTTATAAATGCTGATAATGGGTTTTCATATACTCAAAATTTTCTAACTTCTGTTTCTCAACCCAATTCTTTTTTACCAAACCCCGAGGTTTTATATAGGAATGACTCTATAACTTATGATCAACAACAATTAATAAGTAAAGATAATGTTATTCAAGGAGGAGAAGCTGGTTTATATCCTACTGATTTTAGAAAACAATTATATACTTACCCAGACAGTGGAAGTGCTCCTACAAACAATCCTCAAAACCCAACAGAAGGAGGTACACAAAATTCATCAATAATTTCAATATCTCCTAATTATAGAGTTAAAAATATAGATGAAAGACTTAACATGGGCCACCCAGGAAATAATGGAGGTAGGCTAAGAGATTCTCCATCTACATCCCCACTTAAAAATGTTTGGAATTATGGCATAAATGCAACTGAGTTAGAAGCTTTGGATAAAATCACAGCGATGCCTATGTATACAAAAACTTCTGTTGATACAAACCAACCTGTCAATGATTTAGTTAAGTTTAGAATAGCAGCTATTAATAATAATAAAACAAATGATGAAGCTGTTTATATGCATTTTAGAGCATTTATAGATTCATTTGATGATAGTTATTCATCTACTTGGAATTCTGTTAATTATGTTGGTAGAGGTGATACATTATACAATTATGGAGGATTTACTAGAAATATTAGCTTATCATTTACAGTGGCTGCTCAATCAAAAGCAGAGCTAATCCCAATGTATAAAAAATTAAATTATTTAGCCTCCCAATTAACCCCGGATTATAATGGAGCTGGGTTTATGAGAGGAAATTTAGTTAGATTAACTTTAGGTGGTTATTTATATGAACAACCTGGATTTATTACTTCTTTAACATATACAGTCCCTCAGGAATCTAATTGGGAAATTGGAATTGATCAAAAAGGTGGTTCTGATCATAGTGTTAAAGAACTCCCACACGTTATTCAAGTAAGCGGGTTTTCCTTTACCCCTATTCATAAATTCCTACCAGAAAAACCAGGTAATGCTAATAATCCTAATAGTAGATTTATTGCCTTATCTAATAAAAAAGATAGTAGAGGAAATTATGCGGATGAATATAAAACATACCAACCCACAAAAGGAAGTGGGGGAGATAATAATGAAGAAACTAATGAACCATTTCGCCAACCTCAAAATTTAAGTTAAGTTAATGAATAGATACTCTGAAATAAAAATCCTAAGAAATGAAAATGAGTTTGTAGGAACAATAGGCACCCAATATTATGGGGATGTCATTTATCCTGAAATTCCTATTTTAGAAACTGACATTTGGGTTGAAACTGAATTTGGGGATAGATTAGATTTATTATCAAATCAATTTTATGATGATGTTACTTTATATTGGATTATAGCTATTGCAAATCCTAATAAAGTTAATATGGGTTCTTTATTTTTACCTCCAGGGACACAAATTAGAATACCTGTAGGTGTAACAAGTATAGTTGATAGTTATAATATTTTAAATAAATAAAGTTATGAGTAATTTTTTGGGAAAACCATTTGATCCTTGGGTTAAAGAACAAATAGAATTAAGACAAGAATCTTTAGGAAAATATACTAATATCCCATCAAAAGATATCCAAAATTATACTACCAAAGCCCCTTTTTTGAGATTAGCTAGTTCTGTAAATTTAACTAATAAAGGATCTGAAGGAAATGAGATAGATGATTCTGTACTTCAAAAATTAATAAGCTCTGGTATCAATAAAGATTTAATTTCAGGGGATCAATTAGCTAAAAATTTTATTTTACAAGGAGGAGTAACTAATAGTGAAGGTAAAATACAGTCAGGATTAAATAAAGGTGGAATATTTGAAGGTGCTTATGGGTGGGGGGGAGTATCTAATAATTCAAGAGGATATGTACCTATGCCTGGTATTACTGACGCTGACATAACTTACTATAATAATGGGGCACTAAGTAAAACTACTATTAATATAAAATGTTTTAGTAAAGAACAATTTCAACTAATAGATGTTTTATATTTAAGACCAGGCTATACTTTATTATTAGAGTTTGGGCATAGTCAATATTTAAAAAAAGATAAACAAGGTAAGGTACAATTAGAGAATTTTCCAAATTTTTTAACTGACCCTATGAGTTTGATGCTTAAAGGAGAAACCAGTCAATATGATTTAATTACATCAATTAATAAAACAAAATACCAACATAGCGGAAATTATGGGGGTATTTTTGGAAAAATTACTAAATTTAATTGGCAATTCAATCCTGATGGAAGTTATGACTGTCAAGTACAATTAACTTCTGTAGGTGATGTAGTAGAATCATTAAAAATTAATCTTACTACTCCTAAGTCTGTTGAAAAATCATTAGGGGAAACTATTGGTGGAGCTTTTAAAAAATTTTGGAATGTATTGACGACTGGAGGAGGAGGATCTTCTGTTTTAATAACAAATGCAGATAAAACAATAATTAATACTTTTTTATTTGGAATATTTCAAGGTACCTCAAAATCTATTACCACTCCTCTTTCTAAAAAAAATGCAGGTTTTCAAGAATTAGAAATAAGCAATTTTAGGGATCATAAAGGTAAACCACCCCAACCTATTAAATATCCAAAAGGTCTTCTTTACAGAACTGGTATTACTTACCCCGAAGAAGAAAAATCTAGTAATCCTTTAATTTATATTAAGTATGGAGCTTTTTTAGCTTTTATTCAATCTAATTTATTACTATATAACACAAAATTAAATACTCCTCAATTTACTTTTGATATGGATTTTCAGGATTTAGCTAACGATGACAATGTTATTCTTAGAATCCCAGGACAATTATCAACTGATCCTAGAGTATGTTTAATACCATATGAAAATTTTTCAATTGTTAGTGGAGGTGGGGGTACTATTGGGATGAGAGATGTTATAATTAATAGTTTATTAAAACAAACTGACTTTTTTTACAAAAATGAGCAATATTTAGGAAGACTAGGTAATATTATGGTTAGTACTACATATATTGCTGAAGTTTTGGATAGCATGAATACAGATGAAGAAGGAAGTATTTTATTATTTGAGTTTTTAAAAACCCTACAAAAAGGAATGATTGAAGCTACCGGGGGAATAAATAAATATGATTTAAGGATGAATCAAGAAGGTACAAAAGTACAATTTATTGAAGAAATCCCACAAAGACTATCAAACCCACCTTCATCAACTGAGTACACTAGATTTAATGTTTTTGGGGTTAAAAGAGGAATAGAGGGTAGTTTTATTAGAGAAATTAATTTAACAGCTGATTTATCTAATGATTTTGCTACTATGATATCTATAGGAGCCCAATCTGATAGCAATCAACTTGGGGGAAATGCTACTTCATTTTCAAATTATAACGCTGGATTAATAGATCGAATTATTCCAGAAAAAGTATCTTCTCCAGATATTGAAGAAAAACAAACAACCCAAAAAGTTTTTAAACCAGACCAATTAGCAAAAATTGTAAGTAAAGAAAAAAGTAATTATGATTCAATATACATGGATACTCAATTTAATTCTGAAGATATTTCTTCCTATAAATCAAACATGACTACAGCTATTACTTTAGCTTTAGGTATACTAACTGATAGAAAATCTAAAAAACAAGCACAATTACAAGCCCCATTCTTCCTTCCTTTTAATTTATCTCTTACTATGGATGGGTTAACAGGGATGAAATTATATCAAAAATTTCTCATGACAGATGATATACTCCCTCCTTCATATGAAAAAGATGGGGTTGACCTTCAATTAAAAGGTATAAACCATAAAATTGATACTAATGGATGGATAACATCTCTAGAAACTCTCTCAGTACCTGCAAATTCTTTAGCTCCAATTACACGACCACCCCAAATGGTAGCAGAAGATAAAGATGAAACAGCAACTTCATCACCCCTCCCATCTAGATCAATTACACCATCTGCAACTACTTTCCCTCAATCTGCTACAAGGGAAAATGCTATGTTAAAATCTTATAATCAAGTATTTGCTAGAGATCCTCAAGTGCCTAAGATGTGTGCTAGATGGACATACAATTTAGCTTTAAATTACGTTAGTTTCTTAAAAGGAGGACAACTAAAAAATCCTCAAACAGCTGCAGGTGGTAATGCAAAAGTGGATGTAAAATTTCACCTTAATTTAACTAAATTAGGTTATAAAAAAACAACTAGTACAGGTTTATCAAGAACAGAAGTTGGTAATTTAATCAAAAATGGAACGTGGGGTTATGGAGATGTAGTAGTTTATTGGGCTAATGATAAACCCACAAGTGGTAAAGATACCCATTATGTATATGGTCATACACAGATTTACACAGGAAAAATTAACAACTCAGGATGGGCATCATCAATGCAAGAGAATTATAATGCAAAAACAGGATTTGTGTATGGGAATCGAAAAAGTAATAACTGGAACCTATTAGTATTTAGAGCTCCATATGACGAAAAAGGAAATGCTTAAAAATATTTAAATAATGTATACACCTAAAAATAGAATATTAACTAACCAATATAGTAGAGGTACTAAATTAGTATATATTAGTTCTGGAGAATATTATACTGGATTTTACCATAAAACATTTGAAGGAAAATATTTTACAGGTAAAACTCCTAATGATCCCCCTTTAGTTGAATTAGAATTAGCTAAAGTTACATCAACAAATTATACAGCAAGTTTACCACAAAACGAAATTGCATACGCAGACGCACCTACAATATTTGATGATCTCGAAACCCCAGGTTATGATGAAGGTATGATAGTAGATTATGCTCGTGTTAATGATATTAATCTTTTAAAACAAGAAAAAACTATTATTCCTTACTCACATTACCCAAAACCAACAAAAAACGATTATAAATTAGGAGTATTTACTAGGTATTTTGTAGTTAAAACAAATGAAAATAGATATATAGAGGTAAGTGAAGAAATGTATAAAAATATTACAAATGAATCCCCTCAATATTTGTGGCAGCCTTATACTGCTTTTAAACTTCAATGGACTTTAGCAGGTGATGAAAGTTATGTAGCTACCACAAATAGAAATTCAATACTTTTAGCTGAAAAAGAAATTAAAAGAAAAGGTTTAATTGAATTTTTAAGAGGAAATTATTTAAAATTCTACATAACAGAAGAAATGGATTTTTTAGTTAATTTAAAACCAACGGATTTATCAATTTCTAGATCTCCTCAACAACCACAAAGAAATCAATCCCAATCCTCACCAATTACGGGGTCATCTTTCACATCAAACCTTTATGGTTAAAAACCTAAAGTAAAATAATTTAAATTCTAATTTGGATACTTAGTCTAGATTTTTTATATTGAACCAAAATAATAGTTATGTTTTGGTTAGTAGAGTCTGAAGACCAATTTAATAGGTTTTGTAATTCAAATTATAAGGAAGCTTTTATTGAAGTTATACCTTATGATAATAGGACTCACCCAACTAAAAATAAAATTTGTGCGGTTTATATTCGTCCGTTATTAGCGACAAAAGGTTTTATTGTACCCATTTCCCATAGTGAAACTTTAAATATTAATATAGACAATATAATGCGCGTGTTATCACAATATAATAAGTTATATGTACGCGATAAGAAAGAATTTTTACATTATTTTCCACTAAAAACTCTTTTTGACATCACCCTCACATCTAATACGTATATACAAGAATACACACAAACCCACTCCTACTTCTATAGCAAAAAAGGAGATAGAAAAGATTTAAACCGCATTATTCCGATAGTAAAACATTATGAATATTGTGAAAATACATTTAACATTTTAAAAGATAAAATCAATGAGCCAATCAATGAATTCAACAACACAAAAACTACAGTGGTATTCAACGCCTTGGAGCGAAGTGGTTTACGAATTGACAGAGAAAAATTCGAATCGTACTTTCACCCTATCGATGGAGAATACACCCACACGCAATACAACTTTAAAACCCTTACAGGACGACCAAGTAATAAATTCAAAGGAGTAAATTATGCCGCACTTAATAAAGACAACGGATCAAGAGAGTGTTTTATCCCTCGTAATAACAGTTTTATTGAGTTTGATATTGGTGCTTATCATCCTACTTTGTTGGCTAAGTTGGTGGGTTATGATTTTGGTGATCAAGACATTCACATGGCCTTTGCGAAAATGTATGGTGTGGATTACAAAAAGGCTAAAGAATTAACATTTAAACAACTATACGGAGGAGTTTTCGACCAATATAAAGATCTGGAATTCTTTAAAAAAGTACAAGTATATACTGACGATTTGTGGACTAAATTCCAAAATGAAGGCTTCATTGAGTGTCCTATTTCAAAACATCGTTTTGAAAAATCTAAGTTAGAAGATATGAAACCACAAAAACTGTTGAATTATTTACTCCAAAACTTGGAGACATCATACAACGTTTGTATATTGTGGGAAATAATAAAGTTATTAAAAAACAAAAAAACAAAATTAATACTTTATACTTATGATAGTTTCCTTTTCGACTTTAGTAAGGAAGAAAAAGAATTATATAAAAGTATTATGAGTTTATTTAAAAAATATAAATTACAAATAAAATCAAGTTATGGAGATACCTACAATTTCAAATAGATCTGTTAATATGTATACAGTAGATGACTTTCAGGAGTTTGAAAACTTAAACATAACAGATTTGAATAATAAATTATTTTGCACATTTACAACATTAGATGACTTAGATGAGTTACTCAATCGTATTACCACCAGTTATCAAGTAATGTACAACAAAATATTTGTATTGCATATTAAAAGCAATAATGAATATGTTTGTACTTACAATATTGAGCAAGGTAATACTGAAGGACTACCAGCTAATACAATAATGGTGCACAGAAAAAAAGATACAAATACATTATATACTATAAATGCTTTAAATGAGCTAATTAAAAAATTAAATGGGGGTGTTGTTGATACGCGATTCCCAATTGATTGGCAGCATTATAGAAATACAGTTCTACTTACTCAACATGATGAGTTAAAACAATTAAAAACAAAAATTCACAAGATTATTGAACTTTAGTTTGGTAGTCTGAAGAAAAGTTCTTATATTAACAGAGTTATTAAATTTAAAATTAAAAAGTTATAAACATGGATTTAAACGCAATTAAAAAACGTCTAGGTGAGATGCAAAGCCAGACAAACAACAATGGTGGTAATTCAAAACAGTTATTTTGGAAACCCTCAGTAGGTAAACAAGTCGTAAGAGTTGTTCCTAACAAGTACAACAAAGAATTCCCTTTTACAGAAATGAAATTCTACTATGGAATTGGTAGTAAACGAGTAATGGCTTCTCCTTCAAATTGGGGTGAGAAAGATCCAATTATGGAATTTGCTAAACAACTTCGTGGAACTAATGATAAAGAAAATTGGAGATTAGCTAAAAAGTTAGACCCAAAAACACGTATCTTTGCTCCTGTAGTAGTTCGTGGTGAAGAAAGTGAAGGAGTTAAACTATGGCAATTCGGTAAAGAAGTTTACCAAGAATTTCTAAATATGGCTGCTGATGATGAAATTGGAGATTATACAGATATGGCTCAAGGTAGAGATATCAAATTAACTACTGTAGGACCAGAATCAACAGGTACTCCTTATAATAAAACATCAATTGGACCATCATTAAAAACATCTCCTATTGCAGAAGATTCTGCTATGGTAGAAACATTATTAAATGATCAAGCTGATCCTATGAAAGTATTTAAACCACTTTCTTATGATGAAATGAAATCAGCACTTCAAGAATGGTTAGCTCCAGAAGGAAGTGATGAAGAAGGATCAATCGTCTCAGAACCTGCTGTTGCTTTTGATAGTGATGTTAAAAAATCTAATTATTCATTAGATACTACAGCAACAACAGTTAAAAAGTCAAAAGCAGCTCAATTTGATGATTTGTTTAATGATGATAAAACAGACGATTTACCGTTTTAATTAAAACTACATGGCAAGAAAGAAAAAATCACTATCGGAGGCAGTCTCCTCAGAAATTAAAGCAAATTTTAATTTAGATGGATTTAAATCTAAAAAAGGTTTAACATCAAAAGCTAAATTTAAAGAACAAGAATGGATTCCTCTTTCTGATGCTTATCAAGAAATTACTTCGGTTCCTGGAATTCCAATGGGGCATATTGTTTTA